ATGCTGACTGCTGTTACTGGAATCAACTGGGGCGATGAGGGCAAGGGCCGTGTCATCGACCTGCTGGCCGAAAACGCCGATGTGGTGGCCCGCTATCAGGGCGGAAACAACGCCGGGCACACGGTCGTCACGGAGCAGGGCAAGTTCATCCTGAACCTGCTGCCCTCCGGCATACTGCACCCGGATGTGACCTGTGTGCTGGGTACCGGCATGGTCATCGACCTTGACCATCTGGCCGGTGAGATGCAGGCCATCGAAGCGCGCGGCGTGAAAATCGGCCCCGAAAACCTGAAACTTTCGGATAAGGCCACGATCTCGATGCCGTGGCATAAGGTGCAGGATGGGCTGGAAGAAGACCGCTTGGCCAAGAACGGCACGGCCTTCGGTTCCACCCGGCGCGGCATTGCCTACGCTTACAGCGACAAGTACCGCAAAAAGACACTGCGTTTGGGTGACCTGCTCCATCTGGACGAGGAGCGCACCCAGAACCGTCTGCGGATGGTGCTTGATTCCAAAAATATGGAGCTGGCGGGCTGCTATCATCAGGAAAAGATGTCCTATGATGCCCTGCTGAACTGGTGCAAACAGCAGGCAGAACGCTTTGCTCCGTTCATCTGCGATGTGGGTGCATTCTTACAGCAGGCGCACGACAGCGGCAAGCGCATCGTGCTGGAAGCTCAACTGGGAGCCATGCGCGATATTGACTACGGCATCTTCCCGTTCACCTCCAGTTCCAACACGCTGGCGGCCTATGCGCCGCTGGGTGCTGGTATCCCCAACTGCAAGCTCGACCATGTGGTGGGTGTGCTGAAAGCATATTCTACCTGTGTGGGTGCAGGCCCCTTCGCTGCCGAGAACGCCATGGACGAGGACTGGAACGAGCAGCTGCGCAAGGCAGGCGGTGAATACGGTGCTGCCACCGGCCGTCCCCGCCGGGTCGGCCCCTTCGACTGCGTAGCCAGCCGCTACGGTCTGGCCTGTCAGGGTGCGGACAAAATTGCCCTGACCAAGCTGGATGTCCTCAGCAGCATGAAAGAGATCCCCGTCATCACAGGTTACACGCTGGACGGCGTTGAAGTCCCCCGCTTCGACCCGCTGTCCGACCTGGACCGGGTGGAGCTGGTCGTCACGATGCTGCCCGGTTGGAACAAGGATATTTCCAACTGCAAGAGCTGGGACGAGCTGCCCAAGGAAACAAAAGCATACGTTGAGTTTCTGGAACAGCAGCTGGGTCATGAGATCCAGTTCGTGTCTACCGGCGCGGAGCGTGAGAAGTTCGTACTGAAGGGAGAATGGCTGTGAGACATTTTATTGAGCCGAACAGCTTTTCTCTGAACGAGCAGTTGGCACTGCTCGACCTTGCTGACCGAATGGAAAAAGACCCGGCCCCATATGCCCACCTCTGTGATGGGCGCATCCTTGCGACGCTGTTCTATGAACCATCCACCCGCACCCGGCTTTCGTTTGAGTCGGCCATGCTGCGGCTGGGCGGCAAGACGCTGGGCTTTGCCGGAGCGCAGCTTTCCAGCGCCAGCAAGGGCGAGACGGTGGAGGACACTGTCCGCGTCGTGAGCAACTATGCTGACATCATCGCCATGCGCCACCCCAAAGAGGGTGCGCCGCTGCGGGCGTCCATGTATGCGCGCGTGCCCGTCATCAATGCAGGGGACGGCGGACACGCCCACCCCAGCCAGACCATGATCGACCTGATGACCATTCGCCAGCGTAAGGGGCGGCTGGATCATCTGACCATCGGTTTCTGTGGTGACCTCAAATTTGGCCGGACGGTCCACTCCCTGACCGCCGCTCTGAGCCAATTTGAGGGCAATCGGTTTGTGTTCATCTCACCGGAAGACTTGCGTTTGCCCCGGTATGTCAAGACCGAATCGCTGGAGCCGACCCATCAGGTCTATAAAGAAACGGACGATCTGGAAACCGAGTTGCCCGGTCTGGATGTGCTGTATATGACCCGCATCCAGCAGGAACGTTTCTTCAGCGAGGAAGAGTATCTGCGTCTGAAAGGCTGCTATCAGTTGGACGAAGCTATGCTGAAGCTCGCCCCGCCGGATATGCCGGTGCTCCATCCGCTGCCCCGCATCGACGAGATCAAGCTGGACGTGGACAACGACCCCCGCGCCGCCTACTTCGATCAGGTACACAACGGCGTCTACATCCGCATGGCCATCATTCTGGCGTTGCTGGGCATCCCGAACCCGGTGACGGGGAAGATAGTACTGAATGGCAAGGAATGATGAGCTTTATCCGTTTACTTTGAAGCCGAATAAGTACTACTACTGCCGCTTTACCGTAATAAATTTTGCGAAACCATCTTGACGCACCTACGCTTCCATGATACCCTTTATTCCAAATCCTGCTGACAAAAGTGGTGGTTCTCGCCGTGATAACCACCACTTTCAGCGGATATTACCCAGAAAGAACGTACCGCCCCGCAACACACCCGATTCATTTTGCCGCCGATTCACCCGACAAAATCATCGCTGCGCTGCGTGGGCGGTATTTTTCTTTTATGGGTAACGCACCTTGAAAATTTCATGAGCCGACCGGACGTGATACCGACTTTCCGTCAACGCCGCTGCGCAAACAGGGGCAGGAACTTCGTTCGGAGTAAACGGTGACCCACATACATGAGCAGGATCACCTCTACTTATTTTTTGTGTCTTAACAATTCGGAAACATTTGTTGAAAATGCGTTTTGAGCGTAGCGGTAGAGGGCAAGAACCGTCCCGTGGCCACAAATTTTCAATTCTTGAAAATGTTGTGCTCCATCGGGACTTCACTTCTTCAATGCACCTGCATTTCCGAAGTGATCTTGTTGGGGCGTGCCTGCCCCAAACCCTGCTCATGGTTCGCACCTGACGGTGCGAACAGCAACGGCGTGTCGTGCTTACATAACTTCACCGAGGAGTTATCGAACAGACAGGAGGTACAATGACCAAAACGAATGTTCAACCGATTCCTAGCAATTCCCAGCACCACGACACGCCGAACAACAAAACGCACGTCATCAAGTTCCGTGTGACAGCGGAGGAAAAAATGTCACTGGAACTCACTTGCAAACTCCTGAATCTCTCCCTCTCCACTTTTATCCGCCGTGCCATCCACAACGTCAAGATCGAGAAAACAGTCATCGTTGCAGGCGGCGGAGAAGAAACCCTGACCGCTGTTTCCGCTCTGCTTGCCCAGTGCAGCAAGGTGGGCGGAAACCTCAACCAGCTTGCAAGGCACTTCAATTCTGGCGGTGCGGACACCGAGCAGATCCGAGCGAAAATTCTTGACGAACTTGCAGACCTGACTGCATTTCGGCTGCACGCCGAGAAAGTTCTGGGTGAACTGTATGGCAACGCTCAAGCATATCGCCTCTAAAAACTCGGACTATACCGCCATCGAAGCGTACCTCGTTTACCAGCACGATGAGTTTACCGGGAAGCAACTTCTGGATGAACAAGGCAGACCGAAGCTGCGGGAATCCTATCTGCTCGACACCCTTGAGTGCGGCGATTTCTCGTTTGCAACGGCCTGTCTGCTGGCAAACCGCAAGTATGGTAAGAACACCCAGCATGGTGATATTAAGAGCCATCAATATATCATCAGCTTTGACCCCAGAGATGCAGCCGACAACGGCTTGACCATGGAAAAGGCACAGGCACTTGGCCTGAAATTCTGCGAAGAAAACTTCCCCGGTCATCCTGCCATCGTCTGCACTCACCCGGATGGGCATAACCGTTCGGGAAATATCCACGTCCACATCGTGATCGGCAGCATCCGAATGCGCGAGGTTGAACGCAAGCCCTATATGCAGAAGCCCCGCGACTGGCGCGAGGGTATGAAGCACTCCAGCGCAGCCCAGACCATGCGGCACTTGCGTGTCGAGGTCATGGAACTGTGCGAGAGTGCTGGTCTGTACCAGATCGACCTGCTCAACGGCTCGAAGGAGCGCGTGAGCGAAGCGGAGTATTGGGCGCGTAGGCGTGGCCAGTTGAAACTTGACCGTGAGGACGCAGCCCTTGCCGCAGCTGGACAACAGCCCAAGCAGAAGAAGTTTGAAACCGTAAAAGATACCCTGCGGAAACAGATTTCTTCGGTGCTATACCGTGCTACCAGCTTTGAAGATTTCTCGGACAGGCTCTTGCAGCAGTACGGCATCACGGTCAAGGGAAGCCGTGGTCGGCTCAGCTATCTGCCTGCTGGCAGAACAAAGTTTATCCGGGCGAAACATCTCGGGGACAAATTCGATAAGGCGGCAGTGCTTGCCACGTTGCAGGTAAATGCCGAGCGCAAACCCAAGGTTCAGTTCAAGCAGGATACCATCGGGAAACTGATTGACATCCAGTCGAGGATGACCGAGGGCAAGGGCATCGGCTATAAGCGTTGGCTCACGAAACACAATCTCAAAATTATGGCACAGACCGTGAAGCTTCTGCAGGAAAAGGACTTGACCGACGAGGACACCCTGAACCAGCGCATCGCCGAACTGGAAACCAAGTATCACGATTCGCTGGCAGTAGTGAAAGACCTCGAAGGTCGCATGAAAGCCAACAATGAGCTGCGCTATCATGTCGCAGCCTACGCCAGCACCAAGAGCGTCGCACAGCAGTTAAAGACCGCCAAGCGACCCGCAGCATTTGAGGAGCAGCACCGTGCAGAGCTGACAGCGTACCGGGCGGCAGCAGCCTATTTCAAGGCAAACAACATTACAAAGCTGCCCAGCCCGAAAAAGCTGGAAGCCGAGTATGCGCAGCTGGCATCCGAAAAGGCGAAGTTCTACGAGCAGTACAAGGAATCTAAAGAGGAACTGCTCAAACTGAAAACCGCAAAGCAGAATGTTGCGTCCTTTTTCCGGGAGGAAGAACAGGCGCAACAGGAGAGATAAAGGAGTGTGCGTATGATCAATCTGAAAATTGACCCGGAGTTCCAGTCCCAGATTCCTCCTCTGACCGATGATGAATTCAAGCAGCTTGAAGAAAATATCCTCAAGGAAGGCAAGCTGCTCTCTCCTTTGATCGTTTGGAACAACACCCTTGTTGACGGCCACAATCGTTATGCCATTCTCCAGAAGCATCCTGAGATTTATTTTTCCACCATGCCGCTCCGATTTGAGAACCGCGAAGAAGCCATTGCGTGGATTTGCCGGAATCAGTTGGGACGGCGAAACCTGAGTCCCGAACAGAAACGCTATCTGCTTGGGAAGCAGTACGAAGCCGAGAAGAAGGCTGCAAAAATCTTTCGGGGCAATCAGTACACTTTAGCAAAGAAAAGTGGTGGTGCTCACGATGATAACCACCACTCCGGGAAGAAAACCTGCGACCGGATCGCAGAAGAAAACGGTGTCAGCCGTGCCTCTGTTCTCCGTGCCAGCCACTATACACGAGGCATCGACATCGCGGACAACCTCTTTCCTGGCATCAAGCAGAAAGTCTTTTCCGGCGAAGTGAAGTTCACCAACGAAGAAATGTCCAAGCTCGTGCTGAGCAGTCCTGACAAACGGCAGGATGTCTTTGCTGAGATCATGCACCCGGAGATTACGAAAGCGATGGAAACTGCAAACGCAGACCCCAAAGCAGATGAGCCGGTTCCGATGCCCATATCCAACCCCGAACAGTTCAAAGGCTACCAAGTCCCGGACGAGTGCATGAAGGTCTACAAAACCCTGAGCATGGCCACAGAAATGATGCGAAACACATGGAAACGAGTGCTCAAAAATAACCAGAGCTACCTGTCTGACCCAGAAAAGCAGAAAGTTCTCCGCTATGCCATGCAGCGGCCAGCCCACTACCTGAATGAGTTGGAAGCCTGCATGGAGCAGATTCTTTCTGAAAGCATCGAAGAAGCTGAAAAGACCGCATAACGACAGGCACTTGTAAGCCATCAATGAATCCACCAAAAGCAAGTGCAGGGCAGAAAACTTCCGCGCCCTTGCGCCTGATGTGAAATGGAATCCTGATTTTCCCGCCCGCCTTCGCTGCAGTGGGACGATCAGAGGAGCGTGCGTTTGAACAAAAAGAAAAAGTCCACAAACACTTCCCCCTATCCCGATGAAGTCATTGACCGTCTGGCACGGGCATTCTACCCGGCAATCCTTGCCTGCTGGAACAGCGAGGAAGGCCAACGAGAGTTTGCCGCGTGGCAGGCGGAACAGGCTCATATTGCAACCAAAGAAAAACAGGAAGTTCCCGTCGGGGAACTCCCTGCCTTACTTATCGTGTGTGGATTTTTCAGGGTGCGTCCGGGTGGGCGCACCCTGTTTTTGCGTTCAGTCCTCTAGTCCGTGACTCCCAGCCACGTTCTTCAAATATTCCTCCGGTTCGCCGTTCAGAATCAGTTCAGCATACGCCAGCGGGTCGTTGTAGATGAGGTAATCCAATTCTGCCCTCTGCGCCATAGTGACATCCAGCGCATCCTCGACCCCGGTGCAATCAATGGAAATTTTGCGCCCATCCCGGAGTAGCAACTCCACGCACCCGGTGTCCATGTTAAACTTGCAAGCTCTTGCATCGTACTTCATAATCCTGTCCTCCTGAAATCATTGTCTAGTTTGTATCGGTCAATCTATGATTTCGGATTTCATCTTCTGCCGGGAACCTCTATTGAGATTTCCGAAGAAAATAAATAATCCGAACCCATCTCCTATTGGAAATAAGTTCGGATTATTTTTGTCTGGTCGGAGTGGCGAGACTCGAACTCGCGGCCTCCTGCTCCCCAATATGCCCAAAATCGGATTGAATGGTTGCAAATCGCCTTATTTTATGTTGAATCACCGTCATATTTATTCAAAGCGATTCTCTTTGGTTTTGTTTCATTTTGGATGAATAACGCACAAATAACGCACAAAACAGCAGTGCGATAAAGCGGACAGAGGTATTATACAGCGGCCTTTGCCCGCTCTTTTTATGCCCGGCTCTTTTCGCGGATGTTGTCAAAAACAATTTCCATTGCGTCCGACGCTGCCGCGTCTGCTGTACGGATGAACCCCGCGTAAATATCCGTGGTGGTGGAGGTCTGAGCGTGGCCCAGACGGCCCGAAACCGTTGTGATGGGAACATGGGCGGCTATCATCAGGCTTGCGTAGGTGTGCCGCAGGCTGTGGAAGTGCACCGCCGGGAGATCATGCGCCCGCAGGAAGTGCGGGAACCATGTTGTCAATCTTTCCAGATCAAAGGGTGTTCCGTCCCAGCTGGTAAACAACAGGTCATTTTGCACCGTCTTTCCGTTCTCCACCTGCACAGTACGCGCCCACATCGACCCAACGCGCAGCCGTTCCGCCTTTTGATAGAGCTGGTACTCCCTCAGCATATCCATACAGTTTGCGCCCACCTTGAAGGTACGGTTTGACGCTTTGGTTTTTGGTGCTGTGAAGATAAGCCCCTCATGCGGGATGTATTCCACTGTGCGGTTTACGGAGATGGTGGAGGCATTGAAATCAATATCTGACAAACGCAGGCCGCAAATCTCGCCCCGGCGCATCCCTGTGAACAAACCAAGCTGCACCATAGCGCTGTACTGTGGCGGAACATCATGCAGCGCAGCCAGCAGCCGCGCGGCGTCGGCCTCTTCCAGATAGGACACTTCAACAGCTTCTCCCTTTGGCGGTTCTGCCCGCTTTACCGGGTTATCCTCCACAATGCCCCATTGCACCGCCTTTGTGAAGACGCTGGACAACATCCGGTGATAGTGCTGCACTGTGTTCCCGTTTAGCTTGCCGCCCTCTTTGGTCTGTTCGGTGAATGCTTTGGAGAAGATCACCCCGGCGGCGCGGGCTACCTTCTTAGCTGAGGCCCGGCTTACCGGCGTTCCGTTGCAAACACAGGTCATTGTGCGCCCACCTACACCCGCAGCCTTTGCGGTCTCCTGCCGCTTACCGCGTGGCAGCTCCTTGAGAAGGGCAGGCGTTGCCAGATATACAGAATCCCGCCGCGCTCCCGCCTCTTCCAAACTGGAATAAAAGGCCATCAGGTGCGAGGGCCTTATCTGGCTTGCCCTCATGTGGCCCAGCGCCGCAGAGATACGTGGCCGAAGATACCGATATTCTACCCCGGTTTTGGGTTTACACTTCTTGTCGATGTACTCCGAAAACCAGCGGTCTATCAGGTCATCCAGCTTCATATCTGCATCGAGAGCCAGACCGTTATGCACTTCCCGTTCAAACTCATCTGCCCGGCGGCGCACTTCCTTTTCCAGCTTGCGCCCGGTCAAGGTGGGCGGAGGGGTGAAGGTGCGGGACGTTGTGACCTGCTTGCCGTTCCGATCATACCCGGTAGACACCCGGAACAGGTAGGAAGTGGAGCCGTTTTCATTCTTTCGCTTCACAATCTGAGCCATTTTGGGAAACCTCCATTATTGTCTGTTCAATCAAGTAATCTGCATAATGGCCGACCTCAACAAAAACGCCTGCGCGGCGGTTTTCTGAGATTTTTTCAGGAGACAATCCATATTCTTTGGCGGCATTGCTGACCATTCGGTCAAGAATCTTTCGCAACAGAACAGCCGTCATGGTAGGTCCATCCGGGCGGAGAATCTCGCTTTTCTCTGCTTCTTCTTTCTCCGCCTCTGTTCGGAAATCATCCTCACACAACAGCCATTCTTTGCGAACGCCTACCGCATCTGCCACCAATGCGGCAAGCTGTTCTGTAAGTTTCCGCCCTCCCCTGACCACCGACGAAAGGTGACCGGGTGTCACATGGGCAAAGTCTTCAGCAATTTTGTACTGTGGAATCCCTGTTGAAATTATTGCTTGTTTGAGACGTTTGCCGCGTTTTTTGTTCAGTTCGGAGGAATCAACATTGTTCTGCATGATTAGTCACCACATTCTTGTTATTTTGAAAAGAAAACTTTATGTTAATAAATCAATCAAGCGAAATTTTGAATGTTTACAAAATTAACATTCCGTGACACAATAATAGCATAGCACAAAACAAAAATCAACAACAGGAGATGATAAAAATTGACTGAAGCAGAAAAGTTTGTGCCGATACGAAAACTAGCCGAGAGCGGTTTTTTGACTGAGTCGAGGTTGAGAAAGATGCACAAACAAGGAAAGCTCCCCGGCATCTGGTGCGGAAAGAAATTTTTGGTCAATGTTCCACTTCTGAATGAAGAACTTGACAGAGAAAGCAAGAAGCAGTTAAGCGGAGGTGGATGTAATGAGTAATGCGGTGCAATATCCGACTATGGCAACAGTGAAGGACGCTGCCGCCCGGTTCGGCATCTCTGAATACTTCTTGCGGAATCTCTGCCGCGCTGGTAAGGTTCGCTTTGTCTGTGTCGGCAACCGCTGGTTGATCAACATGGACAGCCTCGCCGCCTACTTCAACGAAGGTGACGACCCGGCGGAGCTGGAAAGCCGTCACGGGTAAAGCAGAATGGGACGTAAGAGCAAAGGAGAGTTGCCCCGCTGGCTCACCGCGTCACTAGATCAAAAAGAAAAACGCTTTGTGCAGGTTGGTAACACGCTGCTGTTTGATAGGCGTTTTACTGCTTTATCCGTGGGGGCCAGATATTTCTACATTCTCGCGGCAAATGAATCAGGCGGGCAACGCTCTTTTCAGTTTCCGGCATCAAAAATGGAGGCACTAGGAATCTCCAAACGAACAGGTTGGAACTACTTGAAAGAACTGGAAGCCGCCGGGTTTATTGAGTGTATCAGGAGCGGAAAATGCGCCCGGCAACCAAACGACTACCAGTTTTCTTTTCAATGGTTAGAACCGCCTTGAATTTTCGGGAGGATATGGCAATATATTGTATATGTGTGCAAAATCTGCATAGTTCATCAAAATGCGAAATAACGTAGCATCGTTATATCGCTATGCAAAAATTGCACAGTGTCTCCCGTGAAAACAGCCTTGCACTACGCAAAATCTGCATACATAAAGGCCCTACACTATGCAAAATCTGCACAGCCAAAATAAAAAGCCACCCGGTGACCATCAGACACCGAGCGGCCAGACAGGAGGGAATGCACAATGCGAATCTATGACATTCTGCCCGTAGGGGAAGAAAATGCCATTCCCGGCGACGAGATAGAGCGCCGGTTAGGCATCACGCGGCGAGAGCGCCGGGCAATGGCAGCGCAGGAGCTGGAAAGCGGCCTCTTTGTGCTATACACCACCACGCGCCCCGGTGGGTACTTCCGCCCGGCGGAGGGAGAGAAGGGCCGTCAAGAACTGGCCCGCTTCTATCATCGGGAACAGGCGCGGGGACTTGCCAGCCTCAGAAAGTTGGCGGCAGTCGGTGCAGCGCTGGCCCAGTGCGGCGATCAGACCACGCTTGACCCGCCGGGAGACAGAACACGATGAACCAGCGGCAGCGGGCTTTCTGTGAAGCCTACCTTCTCAGCGGCAACGCCACCGAGGCCGCAATAAAAGCCGGGTACAGCCCCAAAAGCGCCCGCAGCATCGGTCAGCGGTTGTTGACTTATGTTGACATTCGGGAATATCTGGCTGACCGCAACGCGGAGATCATGGCCGAGAACACAGCGACCCTTGAAGAAATCCGCAGCTTTTGGACAACCACCATGAGAGATCAGGAGGCCAAGCAGGCCGACAGGCTCAAGGCGTCCGAACTGCTTTCAAAAGCGCTGCTTCTGGAACGCTCCCGCGAGGAAGACCGTGCCGCCGCTGGAACGGTGAACCCGTTTGAGGAGCTGACAGACGAAGAACTTCGCAGGCTGGCCGCGTTGGATGAAGAATTAGAGTAAATCGAGGAACCAAGTGAAAAAAAGCGAGATGAACGCTCTTGTTGTCCGGCGGACAGCTCCGCAAAACAGGTTCATGGGATGCAATCCGGCATCTCTGAAGATACACCTCAACCGCAAAGGAGAATAAAAACATGAACGTATTCACCGAAATCAATACCCGCGAACTGGAAAACACCCTCAAGGGCAAGGCTGTCCGCTACATCGTCAACGATGCAGGGGAAGGGCTGTGCTTATTCTTTGAGGGCTGGACGGACAACACCGGCTCAAACCACGGTGACGCTATCCACATCAGCCCGGTCATTGATGCAGCTGGCAAGCCGCAGCTTGTTGTGCAGTATGTCCCGGAAGAGGAACGGCCCGAAGACAGCGAAACCTGCAACAACGGCGTTGTGGGTGAGTAACCTACTCGCCGCATGACCCACGAAGCCCCCACGGCCTCAGAAACAGAGGCGTGAGGGCTTTTCTTTATGTCTGCATCAACTTTTTCCCGCCGGGCAGTGCATCGCCCGTTCTAGGTGCTTGCCAGACGTTGCGAGAGTATGCACAGGCAAAACAAAAAGGAGGCCGCAGCGTTACGACCTCCATGCTGTACCCGCCCGGCGGGTCATTCGTCTTCCCATTCATCGACCCGCCGACCATGCGCCCACGCCTCGCGGGCCTGATTTAAGCTCATGTGGTTGGCACAGTCTTCTTCATCCGGGTTTTCGAGCTGGCAAAGATCATCTTCCCAGTTGCACACCGGGCAAATATCAAAGTCCCCGGCATACTCAAACGTGTACTTGCCGCAGACCGGGCAGATATAGCTTTCTCCAACTTTTACGATTCTCATACAATGCCGCCTCCCTACCGGTGGGGTGCATCTGGCTCACCCCATAGTGATAGCAAAAGGCCGCTGCATCTCTGCAACGGCCTCTTTCTGTTCGAGAATCAGGCGGGGTGACGTTTCCCGCATCTCCTAACAATGGGCGGCAGCTGCCTGTTCTGCCCTCTGGTTCTCTTTGCAAGTCTATTATACCAGAACACGAAAAAATGTCAATTCATGTTGGTTCGTTTAGTATCGTTTCAATGTGCCTTTTTCGATGAAGTTTAGAACGCGGTTTGTATTCAGGCGGTAGACCGACCGGGCAAAGAGCTGACCCCGCGCAGAAACGCGGACGGCGACCTTGACATAGACGCTGTTAACCTGCACTTCCTTGACGTATTCAATCGAGCCGTCCTTTGCGTTCAGGGCCACATAGTCCGGCGCGGACAGGATCAGCGGGATATATTCCCCATAGAGGGCAAAATCCGCCGGGTGGCGGCTGACCATGTGGGCTATATTAGATTCACCGAGTAGAATACTCTGCCCCTCTGTCATGGACAGCCCAAGCAGATCAATAACGCGCTGGCACAGTACGCCTACCTGTTTGGCGTGGTCTGGCATCGTTCAACATCCTTCCCAGCCTTACAGCCCTTTGATACTTTCCAGCAGCGCGGCCCGCCGGGCCTCTGTCTCATCGTCCTGTGCATCTCCGGCGGTGTGTTTCTGTTCGGGGTGTTCCTCCAGATAGGCTTTCACAGCCTGCTGCAAGACCGCATTAGACGTTGTTCCCTGTGCAGCACAAGCGGCCTTGAACTGTTCCGCCGTCTCCCGCTTGACCTTACAGGCCAGAACGACCATGTTTTCTTTGTCCCATTTGGCATTAGCTCTTTTTCTTGCCTCAGTAACCATTGCTTTCCCTCCTGTTCTGTAAACAGTATATCATAAAAGCAGAACGGTTTACAGTACAAATATACACAGAAACACACTGTAAACCTTGTTGAATCTGTCAATAGACTTGTACGGTAAACAGTACTATAATAGAATCACAGCAAGGGAGCACGACCGGAAGGCAAGGGGCGAAGGATGTACCGGGAGCGCAAGAGCAGAACGCCAGCTAAGACAGTAACCCACTCCCGCCGCTGTATATGAAAAATGACCCGGTGACCGCTACCAACGAAACACCGAGCCAAACCCACAACAGGGTCAAGCCTAGTATAACAGGGCTGGCCCGCAAAGTAAAGCGAGGACAGTATGAAAAAATACAATCTTTCGGAGATCATGCACAAGGCGTGGAAGCTGTACCGGAAAGGCGTTGCCGCCTTTGGCGAGTGCCTGCACCGGGCATGGAACAGCGCAAAGGCCGAACCCATCAACGCCCAGCGCATTGAGAAAGCCCAGCAGACCGCAGGCGTGGCCGAGCCGGTGAACACATGGGCAGGTTGGAAAGCCGCAGGCTATGAAGTCCTGCACGGCACACAGGCGCTGTTTCAAGTGGTTCTTATCCACAGCAGCAAGGGCGACGGTAAAACCTACCGCGCATCATTCTTTGGAGCCTCCCAAGTGAAGCCCCTGAACGCCTGATATTGAACCGCTGACCCGGCGGCGCAGAGAAAGCCCACCGGGATTTATTTTGAAGGGAGATTTTCACAATGAACCGAGTAGATGTTGAAAGCGCTGTTATTGCAATGGGAGATGTTGCTGTGTGCATCAAGATGGTGGACGACGCGACCGAGGAGGGGAACGCGGTGCAGCAGGGCCGAGCGGTGCAAGTCCTTATGGACATCTTCAAGGCCAGATATGCCGCTCTTGTGTCCTGTGTTCAGGGCGACCAGAGCGCCGCGCAGGGCAGTTTTTGA